AAATCAGATGTAATTTCATAAATCCAATGAAATCAACCACTTACATACTTTATCCACAATGTCCACAGATGGGTGTTGATAAGCCATTTCTGGGCGCTGGCAGGTGCTCGGTGCGCCTGGACCGTGGCCGTCAGACCCCCCCCTTCGCGCCAGCGGCGGGGGCGGCAGTTGCTGCACCCCCACAGCTATCGCCCCCATGATAGCCACCCCCCACCCCCCCATGCAGCAGCCGCTGCCAAAAAAAATAAAAAAAATAGAAAAAGCTGCCCCTGTTCAGCTAACCGCTGCCCCTGCCTTAACCGCTGCCCAAGCCTCAGTTGCTGGTGACAAGAATCCTTTTCTGGTCTGGGCCAAGAAGTATTACCGCAACCCTGTCCTGTTCGTGCAGGAGGTTTTAAACACCGAGCCTGACCCTTGGCAAAAAGAGTTCCTGATGCACATTGCCGCCGGTAAGCGCCGCATCAGCGTTCGCTCTGGTCACGGTGTTGGCAAGAGCACCGCTGCCGCCTGGGCGATTATTTGGTACGCCTTCCTACGCTTTCCGGTAAAGATTGTGCTCACGGCGCCCACCAGTTCTCAGTTGTATGACGCCTTGTTCGCGGAATTGAAAAGGTGGGTAAAAGCTTTGCCCCCTACCTTGGCAGACCAGTTAGAGGTAAAGCAGGACCGCATTGAGTTCAAGGAATTCCCTAACGAGGCGTTCATCAGCGCCAGGACCAGTAGGGCAGAGCAACCCGAGGCTTTGCAGGGCGTTCACAGTGATCACGTCATGCTGGTAGCGGACGAGGCGTCGGGTATCCCCGAGCAGGTGTTTGAGGCGGCCAGCGGGTCTATGTCTGGGCATAGTGCTGTAACGCTGCTGCTAGGTAATCCAGTGCGCTCTAGCGGTTTCTTCTTTGACACGCACAACCGCCTTGCGGGGGATTGGACCACCATGAAGGTGTCCTGCGCGGACTCTCCAAGGGTCAGTGAGGCTTACATCCAGGAGATGAAGGTCAGGTATGGCGAGGAGAGCAATGCGTTTCGCATTCGGGTCTTAGGTGAGTTCCCCAAGTCTGATGACGATACCGTGATCCCGATGGAGCTACTGGAAATGGCAACGCAAAGGGACGTGGCGCCTAGTGTCAGTGCGCGCCTGGTATGGGGCTTAGACGTAGCCAGGTTTGGCTCTGATAGGTCAGCACTTTGCAAGAGGCAGGGCAATGCCGTTACCGAGCATATTAAGACCTGGAAGAACCTGGACCTGATGCAGCTCACGGGAGCCATCGTCGCTGAGTATGAAATCCTAATGCCCAGCCAGCGTCCGCATGAGATTCTTGTGGACAGCATTGGCCTGGGCGCTGGTGTTGTGGACCGACTAAGAGAACTGAAGCTGCCAGCCCGAGGGATCAATGTCTCGGAGTCTCCAGCAATGGGCGCTACCTACAGGAACCTCAAAGCAGAGTTGTGGCACAAGGCCAAGGCGTGGCTGGAGCAGCGCGACTGCACCATGCCCAAGGATGATTTGTTGATCTCTGAGCTGGCTACCGTGCGCTATTCGTTTACCTCGAGCGGCAAGATTCAGATTGAGGGCAAGGACGAGATTAGAAAAAGAGGGTTCGCCAGCCCCGACCGAGCAGATGCGTTTTGCTTGACGTTTGCAAGTGATGCGATCACCGGCGCCTTTGGCTCGATGTCAAGCAACAAGTGGGGACAGTCCATGCGCAGGAATATCCCACGGGTTGCGTAACTAAATTACTTTTTATTGAAAGACCTTATGGCTACCAATATGCGAGATATCCCTGCGCGCTACCAAGGCGCGATGAAGCAGATGATGAGTAAGACCAGCACCAAGTGTCCGCTGCCTACCCAGGACGTGACGTTGAACTTGAAGAACCGCGCCAAGGCCATCACGACGGCGGCCTACGGTCCAGAGAATCCCGACCTGCCCAACACGGCGTACTGGAAGAAAAAGGCCGACACCTGGGACGTGCGGATTAGCGATGCCAAGCAAAGCCGCTGCGGTAATTGCGCCGCGTTCAATGTGCAGGACTCCATCAAAGAGTGCATTGCCAAGGGCATTGGCATGGAGGCAGACCCCTGGGGGACGATTGAGCTTGCAGACCTGGGGTACTGCGAGATATTTGATTTCAAGTGCGCCGCAAGTCGGACCTGCGATGCGTGGGTTGTTGGCGGTCCCAATGATGGCGATATTGAAGAAGTAGACACTAACTTAGGGGAGTGATATGAAACACGCAAAACCTGGACTCTATAGCAACATCAACGCCAAACAAGCGCGTATCAAAGCTGGCTCTGGCGAGAAGATGAACAAAGCAGGTAGCAAGGCAGCTCCCTCTGCTGCTGACTTTAAGCAAGCGGCTAAGACGGCCAAGCCGGTGAAGAAATGATCTCACCGATTTGCATCTCAACGGTCCACGGCAAAGGGCTGGGCGTTTTGCTTGAATCGATTAAGCAATACTGCCCAGACATACCCGTTTACCTGCGCGGCCCTGAGTCTGTGATCGAACACCTCCATGCCGACGTGAAAGTGTTTGCGCAAGCTACCAACTTTGGCGATGACTACAACGCCATCATCAACCGAGCGCTTGAGGACTTTGACTCTGTGGTAGTGGCTAACGACGATATCGTGCTCACGCCCACCAGCTACAAGACTTTGTTAGAGGACGTGCAGCAGTTAAAAGACGAGACTGCTGATCCAGTGGGCTGGGTGGCGGCGCGCTGTGATGCGGCACGTCCGCAGCAGAACATTCGCACCAATCTTTTTGACCAGAAGCTGCACTACTTTAAGTACCCCTATGAGGACTGCATTGTGCAGATGTCGGTGCTCAGTCCCATATTCGCGTGGATTGAGCAAGATGCGTGGGAGTGCTTTAAGTTTCCCCCGCTGAACTGGTACTCCGATGATGTCCACTGCGAGGACCTGCGCCAAGCCGGTTTCCAGCATTACCTCAGTCGCTCTTATGTGCATCACATTGGCAGCCAGACCATAGGCTTGGATGGCGAGAGATTGACCCAGCAGGCCATGCCGTGGCTAAGAAAGAACAGACCCCATTACGCAGAGGCTTGGTTCAAATGAGTCATCAAGCACAAATTGATTTTGTCAGTGGCGTAAGGGATCACTTCCCTGAGTTTTTTACTGGTGGGCGGGTCTTAGAGGTTGGCTCACTGGACATCAACGGCAGCGTGCGTGATTTCTTCTCAAGCTCTGAAGAATATGTGGGCTGCGACTTGGGCGAGGGCAAGGGCGTTGACATCGTATGCGCGGGGCATGAGTTGCCACACCCTGATGGCTATTTTGATGTAGCCATATCGTGCGAGTGCTTTGAGCATGACCGGCACTGGCGCAAGACATTTTCCAAGATGATTGACCTGGTGAGAGTTGGCGGCCTGGTGGTATTTTCTTGCGCGACTACGGGTAGGCAGGAGCACGGGACAACCAGAACGTCACCGCGTGATGCGCCCTTTACCAATGACTACTACATGAATCTTGAGGCGGGACACTTTGGTTTGTTAGCCAAGAGGTTTTCGCGGCATGAATTTAGCGAAAGCCAATCACCGCGGGATTTGTATTTTTGGGGCATCAAATGAAAACACCTGCTTGGCAACGTAGTGAGGGAAAGAACCCCGCTGGTGGCTTAAACGCCAAGGGGCGCGCCAGTGCCAAGGCCCAGGGCATGGATTTGAAGGCGCCTGTGAAGTCTGGCGACAACCCAAGGCGTGCGAGCTTTTTGGCGCGCATGGGCAATATGCCTGGCCCTGAGATGAAAGACGGCGAACCGACCCGACTGCTGTTATCCCTTAAAGCATGGGGGGCGTCATCCAAGGAAGATGCTCGCGTCAAAGCAAAAGCAATATCTACAAGGAACAAATCAAAATGAACGAATTACCTAACACTGACATATCGGCCACTGAGCCGATGGACGATACAGAGCTGGAGGCGATCATTGGTCAAGACCTGACCGACGCCGTGAGCTATGTGGACACTTACCTCTCGCCCATCCGAGCGCGTGGCACTGAGTACTACCGAGGCGACAAGTTTGGCAATGAGGAAGATGGCCGCTCCCAGGTAGTAGCGATGGAGGTGCGCGACACTGTCTCGGCCATGATGCCCAGTTTGATGCGCGTGTTCTTCTCCAGCGAGAACGTGGTCGAGTTTGTGCCAGAGGGTCCAGAGGACGTGGCCT